ACAGGAACACCTTCCAGTTGCATTATTTTATTGAATTAGTATAGCACTTTCCCATGGGAACATCAAGGTTTCTTCCTAAAATATTCACGGGTTTCTCTAAAAGGAATTGACAAACCCGGCCTGATATGATAAGATAACTCACGGCTTTGGAGGCCGGCATTCGGAGAGATGTCCGAGCGGTTTAAGGAGCTGGTCTTGAAAACCAGTGACACAGCAATGTGCCGTGGGTTCGAATCCCACTCTCTCCGCCATTTTCTTTCCTTCATATCGGCTCAACCGACCTGCGGAAGTACCCAAGTGGCCGAAGGGGCTCCCCTGCTAAGGGAGTAGGCGTCTAAAAAGCGCGCGAGAGTTCAAATCTCTCCTTCCGCGCCAAAGTACCGATTTTAGATGTTTTAAATCTAAAATCGGTACTTTTTTATGCTTTTCACCCTATTTTCTGCGTATTTTCAAAAAGCAAAAGATCAAGTTATGACACGCTCTGTAACATAAAATTATTTTCCGTATGCTACATTGTATGCTACAGATTCAGCGCAATGCGAGGGGACTCCCCTATTTTTTGCTACATGGACTTTATTTTCCGAAGCATAGAATCATAGACTTTTCGGTTCACAAGCGATAATGTGTCCATAAGTTCATCAACGACCGCCCAAGCCTTTGCCGGGTCTTTCCCAGCTACTGCAAGCAAAAACTCACTGTCCCCGTACTCGCCCACGGTAGCCGGTTCTGCGGTCACAGGGGCGGGAGCGCCGGAGTAGTAACCCACATACCTACCGCCGTCGCCCCGTTCCTCTTCCTGCATCTTGTCGCGTATCACATAAAGATCTGCCAGTTTGGCATAATTGGGATAGCTGGATTCCTCATATTCCAGCCGCGCTATCTCCTTGCGGATCTCGGCTTTATCCAGCATATCGCGCCTCCTTATGCCCGCTCGATCTGCTCCATGCAGCGGCGGATCGCGTCACGGGTTTTATCGTCGTCCGCGTCGCGCATCATATCCTCCAGCTGCGCATGCATATGCTCGCGGGCGTCTGTGCGGCTATAGCGGCCCATTGCGTCGCGGCGTCGGCCACGGTAAGAGCTGCCCCGTCCATATGTACCGCGCATATCCGCCTCCCACTCGCCATCGCGGGAATAGCTGCCGTCTTCAGCCATCTCGATCTTGTAGGTATTCTTGATGGAGCTCGTCAGCTTCTGGATCGCGTCCAGATCGCCCGCAGACATTTCGCGCTTGTCGGCGATTTCGTCAAGCTCTTTGCAGAGCATTTCACGCAGGTTTTTCAAATCGTACATATTGCATTCTCCTTTCACGATACGCGCTCGACGATCATATTGCTATTTGCGAAACTGATCGCCTGCGCGCTGGTGTTCTTCGCCGCTACAGTTAGGCAGCAGCCGCGCGGGACTTCCACGAATGCGGAAACGAAGATGTTGAAATAGTTCTCAACAGCCGCAGGGGTTACGATCGCTGTGGCGCTGCTCAGAGGTTCGCCGTTGATTGCAAGCGCAGCGGTAATGGCACCTACTGTTCCGCCTGTAGGGACGGCGATATTCGCACCAAAGGATACGCGGAACTTCGCCTTGCATTGCTGCGTAAGCCCGCGCAGCGTAACGAGCCCGCTTCCTTCTCGATGTACGATGCACGGCTTTCCGCAAGCCGCCGTGGAGATCAGAGGGACGTTCTGCCCAGCGGCGACAGTTTGAATCCCGGATGATGTAAATTCAGCCATAAAATCATTCCTTTCTAAAAGTATCGAATTCGGCGCAGTTAAAATTAGCGGCGGGACGATTGCCCCGCCGCGTTGCTGTCGAGTATCGGCAATGGGGCCGATCATTTTCGTGAGGCCACGAAAAAGCTCTACGATGTGGAGTTGTTACGCGCAGTTGCCGCAGCCGTAGTTGTAACCGCTGTTGCAGCAGTACGGATTCGCGACAACATAGGCCGGGCTGGGGCTCGGGCGAAGCGTGGAAACAAGGTAATTGTTCTGCGCCGCCTGCGATGCTGCCAGCTGGTAGCCGAAGAGCTGCTGGTTCTGCTCGGCGATCTTCGCGTCCTTCGCCGCAAGCTCCTGTGCCGTCAGACGCTGGTCGATGCTGCGGAAGCCGCAGTTCATCGCGTCGATGATGTCGCGGGTGGTGTTCTGCACGGTGTTGCGGGTGTCGCACGCCTGCGTCGCCATGTCATAGCGCACCTGGGCGATTGCAGCGCGGTTTTCGCAGCAGCACTCCTGTGCCTGCATCGCCATGTTGTTCAGCTGCTGCATAAGCGCGGCCTGCTGATTACAACGAGAAAGTTCGGCGTTCTGGAAACCGCTGTTGAGGGCCTGCGTGGTCGTAGCAAAGCCGCCAGTAATGGCATTGTTCAGGGCAAACGTGGAATCGCAAATGCCGTTTGCCATACTGTCAAGTTTACGCTCAACACTTGCGAAATCGGACGTCAGCACGTAACCGTCCATCACGCCGCCGCTGCCATTGCCGCCCCAGCCGTTGCCGTTGCGTCCCCAGCCGAACAAAAACAGCACAATGATCCAGATCCAGTTATCACCCCACATCCCCATACCGCCGCCGTAGTTATTGGCAGGCTGGACGGGCATAGTCGGCTGAATGCCGCCATCAGTAAGACTCATAAAATTCTCCTTTCGTAGATTTTGAAATTTATCTCAATCGTGGCCACGAATTAAGATTCATTTTATCCGAGCAGCTGCCGGAATTGCACAGCCATTTGCTGCATTTGATTCAGCTGCTGCTGCGTGATTTTCCCGCTCTGTACCAGTTTTTCGACCTCTGCTTTCGGGTTGCCCTGAAACGTCTGCTGAAACTGCCGGAATTGCTGCACCATATTTTGAAACTGCCCCATCTGGCCGGGCATCTGCCCGCCGCCGAGGGCCTGAAACAGGGGGTTAGCCATCGCTTTCAGCCTCCTTTGTCTTTCTCGCCGGTCTTACGCTGGGGGCCGTCAGCTTGGCTACCAGCTCTTCAAACTCCCTGCGGGTCACATATTCTTCGCTCATGTCTTTTCGCGGCGCTGCGGGCGCTGGCGCGGCCTGCGCACGCTCTACAAGGTCGTAGGTCGTCATGGTCGGCTTGCCGCTTGCATCTGCCTTTTTCACATACACGACCGGCGCATTCATATCCCAAAGCGTAACGGCATTGTTGGGCGCGACGATAAAGTCGTTTGCGGCCTGTTCGTTCGGAATCCAGATGATCGACTGATTCTGCGGCTGCTGGGGCTGCGGCTGGTAGGCCGGTATCTGCGGCGCGGGCTGGTACTGTGGGCGCATCATTGGCTCCTGCATTGGTTGACTGATCGGTTGGCCGATTGGCTGATTATAAATCGGCTGCTGATACACATACGGCTGTTGTCCGAACATCATTTATCCTCCTTTGCCCAGTAGAACAGCGGGATCTCATTGCCGCTGTCCCATGTATCGAAATAGCTTCCGTTCTCCGCACAGACCACATGACTGGACAGGGCAAGAACGTACACGCCGCGCGGATGGTCTGCGCAGAAATCCGCGACGGTATAGCAGTCCGGGCATGTGTTCGGGATTACGTTCCGGGTAAAGCCCTGCTGCCGGAGGTAAGCGCTCCATACGCTGTTTGCGCTCGGCAGATCGCCCATGATGAGTCCCTGCAGGCACAGGCCGATATACACCTCGTCCCAGCTCTTCCCGGTCGCCTTTGCGATAGCCCGGACGGTGCAGTCCCCGACCTTCTGCCCGGCAGGGTTCGGATTAAAATAAGAAAAGCCCATACCGAACACTCCTTTGATGTGTCCAGTATGGGCTTTTTACTATTTTCCTGTGCCTCAGTTATGCATCAGTTTTGCTCAAATAAATATGCAGCAATCCAGCCGCGTATCAGTTCGTTTGGCGTCGTGCCGTTGGACTTGGCTGCGGCCTTAAATCTTTCCGCGATCTCCCGCTTGAGCTTGCAGGAGATCACGGACATGTTCTCAGCGTCCCACTTGTTGCGAGCGCGGCGCTGGGTGTCAGTCGGCATAGCATACCTCCCACGCGCAGACGTTCGCCGCATTCAACGCGGCAGAAATCAGCGCTTCGGCGTCCACGCCCAGAACGCCGGAGACGGACCGCAGAACGCCCAAGACATCCTCCGGGGTGTCAACGGACGCATCGTCCATTGTGCCGTCGGAAAATTGCCAGCAGAAGCCGTCAGCCGTCACGGAAAAATACACGCGGCTGCCAAAATCGCCGCAGGACGTGTCGTCGGCCTCGACGGTGACAAGCTGGCCGTTAAGATCGACGACGATACCGCCGGAAAACTGCCAGTAACCTCCGCCATTATTTGCAGTGTCCGGGTTATAGTGGGGATTTGTCTGCGCTCCCCACGCGGAAACGATATTAAACATGTCTGCCATCCTCCGATTTTTTTGTCGTGTTTGTTTTGCTTTGTGTCTATGGCTGCATTATATACTGTAATACCGTATATGTCAAGGGCTTTTCAAAAATTTTTATATAAAAAATAAGCGCCGAGAAACCGGCGCTTATCTCAGTTATACAGTTTGCTGGATGTCCGCTGCATCTCCCGCATGATCTCCGGTAGGCGGCGCTGTACCGTGGCGCGGCCAAGATACAATTCTGTTGCAACGTCCACTTGCGGGAGCTTGTCCACGAAGTAGAGCTGCGCGATCTTCTCGTTCTCCCGGCCAAGATTGGCCTGATAGATCACGGCCTCCATGTCCTTGCGGGTCAGGCGGCCCAGCTCTGGCGGCAGCTTGGCCCGCGCCTGCGGCGACATACGCCCCGCCTCCTTACTTTTCCTTGTGATTCAGCACGGCGATATTGCCCTTGTTGCTGACTTCGAGATCCAGCGCAGCGGCCAGATCGCGCACCTTGACGTAGTTCGTGCCGTTCTTCAGGATGCGTTCAACGGCGACTTCCTTGCCGTCCACGATGATCTTGCTCTTTTCTACCATCTCAGTTTCCTCCTCTGCATTTTTTCCATCTTCGAGGGCCATCACGGTATGGCCCTCGCTTACCAGCACGTCCCCGCGCAGGAGATTGGCGTCCGTCGTCAGATACTTGCTGCCGGTCAGCAGCACAAAGTCTCCCGTCGCTGGCCAATCGTGCAGCATGCAGTATGTCGTGCAGCTGTTGCCCTGCCGACGGTAGAGAGCTTCGACCGACGCGCAGCCTGCGGCCACGGCGCAGAGCGTCATGAGCGCGGAGCAGTCCGTCTCCACTGGCTTTGTGATCTTGCTCACGTCCCATCCGACGGCTCTGGCTGCCTCATACGCCGTGTTCCTGTTGTCCATGTCGTAGCCGATGTTCCGGTTTTTAATGGCCGCCTCGCACGTCTGCGCGGCCCGCTCGGCCTTTTTGCGGCTCTTGTAGCGCAGGACGCCGAGCCAGCGGCCATTGTACCAGTTGGAGATATTCAGCTCCCGGCCGCTCTGGTTGCCGGGCTGCTGGTTGCGTCCTCCGGTTTCTCCAAGACTGGCCTGCCCAATTTTGATACTCATGCCCGCTCACTCCCGTACAACTCGTGGTGCAGCTGCAGCACGGCGGCCTCGATCAGCTTATCGATCGTTTCCACATCAAATTGAATGCCCTTCTCGGCGAGGAAGTTCACGACATACGCCTTTTTCGCCGCGCCGTCCGTCGCGGTGTACAGCTGTTCCGCCGCCTTTACGCCGATCTCAACGTAAGTGCGGAGCGTTTGCAGCTTGTCCGCGTCGATCTTGGTTTTGAGCCACGGGATCAAAAATGCAGAGACGAGCGCGCTGATGAGCGCGATCACTGCCGAGATAATCTGTGTGTAGTCCATATGTATGCTCCTTTCAATCTTTCAGCACGATCTCCGCGATGCGTGCTGCCGCTTCCGGGCCGTATTTCTCGGCCCATTTATCCATGTACTTCTGCGCGTACTTCGCGCGGTTCTCATTCTTGGCCTTCCAGAGGTAAAAGCCGCTGGAAGCCGTCGTTTCAGCCAGCACCGCAAGCGTGATCTCCGTCAGGTCTGCGCCTGCCGCGCAGGCGATGATGAGTGCGAGGCTGACGAGCGCGCTGCAAATCAGCCACTTTTTACTGAATTCCATTGCTATGCCCGCATTGCGCCTCCAGCTGGTGTAAAAACTTCTTCACGTCGCCGTTCCCGCCGAGTGTGACGTATTTCTGCCCGGCGATCAGGCGTTCTGCCATCGGCATTTCCTCGCTCATGATCGTGAGGCGGAGGATCGCCAGATATTGCTCGTCCTGATGCTCCTGCATTTTCCCGAGCTTTTTGTCGATCTCGGCTAGGTGCGCCTCCTGCGTCGTGGCCTTGCCGCGCTTTTTCTGTATCGCGCCAACGACGGCATTGACGACCGCCGTCAGCGCGGATGAGCCAAGCGCGGCGCAGGCGAGGGTGACGATGATGGTTTTGGTGTCCATTTTTCTGTACCTTTCTCTTTTATTTGCCGGGCTAATCGTCCGCCATTTTGATGTAGGTAGTGGTGTCGCTTGAATAGCTGATGCTTGGCAGCGTCGTGCCGCCGAGGACGGCGTAGAGGGCCGGGTAGGCAGTCTGATCGAAGGTAGAGCCATCGCAGGCATGCCACGGGGCGGAGAGGACGCGGACGGTCGTGAGGATGTCACCGACGTGATAATTCGGCTCCGACAGCTTCCCGAATGCCTCGTTTACCATCGGGTTCGCCGGTGCGTCGCCCGCTCGCCAGATCTTTGCAGCGCTCTGTGCCGTCAGCAGGTTCCCGGCCGTGAGCGGCGTCCCGGCCTCCAGTGGCTCGTCCTCCGGGCGAAGCCATTCATACCGCAGAAGGCTTCCCGCCGCGTCATACACCCCGTACCGGACGGCCCCGTTTGCGAGATCGTTTGTGCCGATTCTCTCCCGCATGGCTATTCCTCCAATGCCTTGATGTAGGCATGACTGCGAAGCCCCGGTGCAACTGTTGGGATTTTCTTATCTCCATACGCGAAATCATGATACATTATGTACCCATTTCCTGCGGCGGAAGTTACGACCGCCGCCAAACTCCCGCACGCTGCCGCGGGCTGATATGTGTTGATGAACCGGTTGAGCGCGTGCGGCATTGTTATACACACGAAGCCAGAAGCGTCATCATCCGCAAGTACTAATTTTTGGGTTGTGTACGCGCTAGATGATGCAGCGACACACACGGATACGCCGTCCACAAGAATCATACCGGCGGGAAATTCGTACCTTGACGCTGTTAAACCAGATATCGTAGAGTTTGCAATAACCTGCGTAAACGTTGCACCATTATTTTCGGATTTGAAATAGGCGTATTTGTTATCCGATGAGGCCGTTATGATTGAAATGGTATTTCCGTCTACGGCATACTCCAAAACGTCGAAAGACGTATGGCTGAAAACAGTCGTCCACGAGCTTTGGTCGAGCGGATACTGCGTTCGCTGAAGCTGTTGCCTACGCGTAGAATTTTCGTAGTAATCATATATCCTATAAAAATGCCCCGTTTCCGCATTATATTTTTTCGGCAAGCTGCTGTCACTGTATTTTGAAAATGCCCATCCGTCTAAGGTAATTGCTTCTGGTTCTTCGACGAGATCAGCGCGGTATAGACATTCGTAGTCCTTAGCGTCCTGATACTCGATCGATGCAATATACTTTGATCCGTCATAAAACAGCCACACGGGAGGGGGATAACTCTCCGGTAAAAAGTCTTCCGTAGTAGATAGTACAGTGAATTTCCAGCTAACAGGATTAAGCGTATCAGTGTGCGCACAAACGTACAAACGAGAACTATTTGCTCCGCCGGGATCTGTGGCAAAACTCATATAAAAGACAAGCACATATTCCCCGTTTAAGTATTGAACCGTAGTCTGCCTTACTATACTGCTGCTAATTATGGTGAGGCCTGTATATTTTTTTCCCTTCAATGGATTTTTAGGTATAGAAATATCATTCCAAGAAACAAGGTCTGAAGAATAGTAGATTTTACCGTCCAGATAATCAGGGCTATTGCTATTCGCGCTCGTGATAAACCAATACCCATTTGCATATGAAATGCTTGGATTGTAGAGATTTGCGTTCATCAACGTGGAAACATCCCACGCAGCATCGGTCTTGCTGGATCTCAATATATTGAACAGTTCCGGGTACTGTGCGCCGGAAATGTACCTACCGTCGCACGGGAGCCATGCGTCGGAGAGGTCGGTGCGGGCGGTGATAGCGATGTCGCCGACTTTGGCCGTACCCTCCGAAAGCTTGCCGAGCGCGTCGTTGACTGTCGGGTCCTCCGGCCTCGTGGTTGCGTTCGGCCAGAGCTTGGCGGCAGTGGCATCGGACAGAAGATTTGCTTTATTGAGAGGCGTACCCTCAACTGTTGGCTCGTCCATACGTTTCATGTACTCGTAGTGATCAAGACTACCGTCGGAATTGTAGATGCCATATCGAATAGCACCGTTTGTAAGAACTTTAGTAGGTTGACGATCTTTCATATCAAGCCTCCTGTCGCGCATTCCGCAGCGCCGGTGTAGCGGAACGCCTTTGTGATGTTATCGATCAGTTCCTCGCAGAGCGCAAGAATGCGCTCGATATCGTTTGCGCCGGTATAGGTCAGCCGGTCGAGGACGGGCGCGTCCGGTGTTCCTTCGGGGTATGCCAGTGCGCCACGGATATCCTGTATCTGCTGCCGGTATGTCTCAGCCTGTGAGGCCGTTGCAATGTCCGTTACGGCCCAATCTGTTTTTGCAGACCATGCGATACTCATGCCGCAGACCGGCGCAAGACGCGCCGCCAGATAATTCAGGGCCGTCCCCACGCGATTCATGTCGCTTGCATTATACGCGCCCTTCATCCCGGCCAGCCATTCCGCCCGCTCGGCTGCGGTCATGGCAGCAAAGCCCTTCGCGGCAAGCGCCTTGACGCGCTCCACGTCCGCCTGCGTCCGGTCGGTGATGAGGTTGTCAATGATGGTGCTCATGCGCCAACTCCTTTCGTTACGGCATAAATTCCGCCTCCGCTGAACGTCAGTTCCATACCGGTCTGCACAGCATTTTCGTTTTGTGCGAATGCGTCGGAGATTTTGATGGTGTCGCCGGTTTCGAGCGCCGGATTGCCCCGGTTTTTCACGCTGTAGATCTTTCGGCGATTATACTGCGCAAGCAGCCACGCAGCCACACTCTGATAGTTTGCAGGCGCTACGCACGGGTTATTTACGCTCTTGATGTTTTTTCCGCTCCCGGCGGTGATTGTCGTATCGATATTCGCGTAGTCGCTCTTAACGTGCAGCTCTACGCAATCAACCGCTTCCGATATGGATACACCGTCATAGTTGTAAAGCTCATCCGGCGTTATTTCTCCCAATACTGCGCCTGCTGAAAGCTCCGCGATGTGCAGGTTTCCGGATCGATCAAACCACGCGGAGCACATTGCGGCCTGCGCCAGAATCCGGATTGCCTCGCGTCTCGTCGTCTTCCGAGGGATTGCAGGGACTACCGTTCTTTCGTCTGCGCCGCCGCCGTAGATCACAGTGACGTCGTATCCTTCCAGTACGGACGCAACTACAGTCTGGAGCTTGCACGCGGTAGCGTTTCCGGCCTCATAGGTTGCGCGATCGAGTGTCGCAGCCATATCGTTTCCGACAAGCTGTGCCGTAACGCCGGAATCGCGTGCTGTAACGGATGTAAAAAAGAACTCGCCAACGTCTATGCTCTCTCCGTTTACAATGCATCTGGCAAGCAATTTCTGGCCATCCTGAATCACGGAGAAAACGCCGTCCGGGTTCAGAATGTTGTACCGATGATCCGCGTTGTCAAATGTAAAGGAAATCTGCCGGGACGGGAACGATTCGCAGGAAACGGATGCTTCCTCTATAATCTTCACGTCGGCCATTGTGTCGTTTTCGTAGGTTTCCGTCAGGCCGAAATCGATCTGCCGCAGCCGGGCGCGTGTCTTTGGCAGGAGCGTCTTGTCAAATCGAATCGTCAGCTTTGTGTAATTTGCGGCAGTCATGCTGATGTTCTGCCGCGCCTGCGTGATCATCTTTGTTCCGGTTACGACCGCCGATCCGTCGCTCGCATATGCGGTAATTGTGATCTGCGCCGGGTATTGGTTCATTTTTTCATCAAACAGCATCGCCCAACCAATCGTGGATACCGGAGCGGAGAATTTAAACGTAATTATGCTTGCCATTTCGGCGCTCTCGTTTGATACTACTCCGCTCCACCAGCCTACATGCTGCCCGTCAAAGCTATCGTTCGGAATATCGATTGTCCCATCCAGAACCCACCGGTTCAATTCAAGCCCAGCAAACTTCCCGGATATGGTTTCTCTGTCGCTGATCGTTTCGGCGGCGCTTGTGCCTGGTGCCGAATCAGATGCAGAGGCCGTACCGTTCTTCTTTGCCGACGGGTCAACAATGTAAAACCGGACAAGCATGCCGACCTCACGCACCGGTGTAAACGGTGCGTAATTGCTCGATACCTTCTGCATCAATCCACCCCTTGCTGTGTCGCGGAGATCGTGACGCCGCACCACTGCGATACGCCGTCCTCATCGTAGATAATCGCCTTGTATTCCGGCTGTTCAAAAAGGAAATCCCTTGTTTTGTCGCCGTCTACATCCGGGTATGTCACGCTCAACACATGTTTCGTGTTGATCATGCTGCGGAGTTTTCGGAGATCGGCGACAGAAAGCCATCCCGTCGGGATTTTCAATTCATTTTTTACCCCGATGATATCCATAACCGTCTTTCCGGATGCCATTGTCGCGGTTGCGCCAATATCCTTCGGCTGAATCGTGAACACGAGATCGCGCAGAAGCGTGACCGTGTTTGTTCCGTCCGTGATTTTAATCCTACGCAAGCGATACACCCCTTTGTACGATCTCGCCCCGCAGCGGATCGAATATTGCTCTTGCTATCGTCTGTCCGTCGAGTACAAGGTTGATCTGCATTGGCGTTCCGGGCTGGTTGTTGGCAAGCAGGCCGTTCACGACGCCGACAGAGGACTTTGCCGCGCCGGACACGGAGAATGACGTTGTTCCGAAGGTCATCTGATCTTCGATATCTTTCCGCACCCCGAGCATTTCCCTGTCAAAGCCCTGCCCAAGTCCTTCTGCCATGTAGCCGCCGATTCCGGCGAAGACTTTAGACGGGGACGCAATACCGAGGATGCTCTTGACGCCGCTCACAAGGCCGTTGACCATATCGCTTACCGTCCGCTTTAGGCTCTCCCACATATGCAGAAATCCGTTTTTGATACCGTCAACGATATTTGTTCCGATGCTGCCCCAATCGTATCCGAGGAACGTATCTACAATCGATTTGATTATCGTTGGGATCGACATGGCAAGATCCGGGATTGCGCTAATAAGGCCCTCAATAAGCGCCATGATGATTTTCGGGCCGGACATGATGATTTGCGGAAGATTGTTAAGAATCCCCTGTACAATCCCGATAATGAGTTTTGGCACAGCCGCAGTAAGCTGCGGAATGGATTTAATCAGGCCATCGATCAGCGACATAACAAGTTTTGCGCCGGATTCAATGATTTTGGGGAAGTTTTCAATAAGCGCGGTGATGAGATTTGTGATAAGCTTGGGCGCCACCTCAAGCAGCCTCGGGACGGCGTCAATGATTCCGTCCGCCAGAGCGAGGATGATCTCAAGCGCCGCATCTACCAAATTCCCGAGATTGCCAGGGTCGGTCAGCGTTTCAGCGATTTTGATGATTGCTTCCGTTGCCGCCGGGATCAATTCCGGAAGCGTCTCCGTAATGCCTTGTACCAGAGAGATAACAACATCTATACCGGTTTGAATGATTTCCGGCAGAAGCTCGACTATGGCCGGAACGAGAATCCCAATGGCTGTCGGCGCGATGTCGCCAAGCACCGTAAGGATCTCCGGGAGCGCGGACATAAGTCCGGTAATTAGGCTTGCCGCGCCTTCTATAAGCGAGGGCAGGACAGAGCCAAGTATGCCCGGCAGTTGCGAGCTTACGGTTCCCAGCAGCGTGGAAATTGCCTCCACAATGCGCGGCAAAAGCTCCTGAATGCGCGGAATCAGGTTATTGCCCGCAACAACAATGGAATCCGTGAAGTTTCCCACGAGGGTTCCCAAGTCCTGATCCGGGTCTGCAAGGCCGGTCACAAGGTTCTTCAATGCGGCTTTTACCATGCCGAAAGATCCTTGAATCGTGGACGCGGCTTCTTTTGCGGTCGTGCCGGTGATGCCCATTTCGGTCTGCACGACATGGATCGCGTCCACGATATCCGCATAGCTGGAAATGTCGTACTTGATGCCGGAGATTTTCTCCGCGTCTTCAAGCAGCCGCTGCATTTCGGCCTGCGTACCGCCGTAGCCGAGCTTCAGGTTATCGAGCATGGTGTAATTTGCTTTTGCGAACCCCTGATATGCGTTCTGGATTGATGTCATGTCCGTGCCCATTTTGTTCGCGTTGTCGGACATATCAGTCAGCGCCAGGTTTGCTTTTTCTGCCGCTGCACTGGTATCCCCATCGAGAGACTGCAGCAGGGATGCAGAAAAGCTTGTCACCGTCTCCATGTACTCATTCGCAGACAGCCCAGCGGTTTTGTACGCGTTGTTTGCGTACTCCATAACTTTATCTTGGCTATCCTTAAAAAGCGTCTCTACGCCGCCGACAAGCTGCTCGTAGTCCGCATATGCTTGGATTGCCTTTGTTCCAATCGTGCCGATTGCCGTCGCCGCTGCCGTCACGCCGACTACCGCAGCCTTGCCGACAGTGGCAAGGCCGTTTTTAATCTTCTCGCCGAGGCCGGATGTTTTCTTCCCGGTTTCGTCGATGCCCTTGTCCGCTTCAGACGTGTCCGCGCCGATTTTTACAAAAAGTTCAAATAGATTCATGCTTCACCACCAATCCGCACCGCTTAACAACCTCGGCGGTGATCTCTTCGCAGGTTCGGTTGTCCTGCGGCTTCGGGTCTATCAGATCGGAATATTTTGCCTGCACAAAGCTGCCGCCCGCGAATTTCGCTGTGTTTTCCGTCATTGTGCGCAAACACTCCGCCGTATAAATACGGAAGGCTGATTCTTCCTGCTGCCGCTTTACCAAAATCGGCAAAAGGCGAATCAGCCCTCCCGCGCTTATCTTTGGAGCCGCCAGAAGCGCAAGCGTTACGCTTTCGCCTCCGACGCGCACGATTTGAAAAAATTCTGCATATCCTTATCCTTGACGATCTCCTGAATCTGCCACATGGTTTTTAGGACGCTCTGCTTTTTGACCGCCTCAACAGTCGTTTCGTTGACCGCAGCCAGAATACCAAGCGTATCTTCCCGGTGCTTTTTCAGAATCAGGGGAATCCACTGACCGATCTTCTGCGCACCGATCGCGTACCGTTCTCCCGCCGTCTGTGGCTTCTCCGCGTCGATCTGTGCTTTCAGACTCTCCCGCAGCTCATCATCCGTCAGAATATTGAGCGCGTACACGCTGACCTCGCAAAGAACATCAGCTGCCCTATCCGTGCTAAGTTCCGAAAATTTCATACTTTCTTCTCCTTACGTTTCGGCCGTACCGGCTTTGATATAAACCTCATACGGCACAACGTCCTGCTTCGACATCGAATAGTGCGCCGTGTACTCAAACGCCATCTGTCCCTTGCCCTTGTCGGCGGTTTTCAGCTGGAATCCGCCGGTCGATAGCGCGTTCATAAGACGAATAGCAATGAAACCACCGTTTGTCGCACCGTTCTTATCGGAATAATCACCCACAAGCCAGATGTCCGCAAAGTCAGTCGGCGAAAGATCGCGCCGAGGAACAACCTTCGTCGTATCTGTGCCGTCGATGTCAGCCGCCGCCATAAGAGATTTCGCGGAGGTAGTCGTAGCCGTTACATATGTACCGGAAAGTTTCACTTCGACATCGTCCATCCGCTTCATTTCCATTGTGTTCTTTGGGCAGTTGTCCACATCCGAGCCGTAGTCAGAATACGTCGGTGTCGCGGAAAATGTAATGCCTCCGGTAGTTGCGCCGATCTGGTTCTCCGGTTCAAACGTTCCGGTTGCAGGCGTAAATTCGCTCAAAATAACGCCAGCATTGATTTGCAGCTGCTTAAACGTATCCGCCGGAATTTTTGTAAATTTCGCCATGAAATCAGTCCTTTCAGTTCGCGGTAATGTATTCGATTGTGACGTTCAAATACCGCCGCTTGATATTTGCATCAGAATCGTCCCGGACGTTCTGGCACCACGGAGATCCGCGCTTGATCCAGATTGCGCCGTCGTCACACGGCACAAACACGCCGCCCAAGCCGATAGCGTCCGAGATTTCCTGCGCTTTCGCGTTTGGTTCTGCTTCCTGCGTTGTGTAGTACCAGAGATTCACCGTCAGGCCGATTTCCCCGCTGTCCCACGCGCCAGTAATCAGCTCATAGGTCAGCCACGGAAAAACGGCATCGTCCGGGACACTTGATGTGGGGTATGCCGTGAGAAATTGCGAGAACCACGCATGCAATGCTTTGTCTTTCGTCATGTTGGCAGCGCTTTCTTTTCTGCAGTGAAGTATTTCAGATCGAAGCTTGCGGACTTCGGTGTTTGCTTGTCCTTTGGCTCGGACGTGACGCGGTACGTCTCGCCGGTCGTCTTGTCGCGGAAGAAGTCGTTATAATCGATTGGTACGGCTTTTTGCACAAGCACCGAGTAAACGCTTGTCACGCCCTCCTTCTCCGCTCTGCGAGCCTCCATGGACGTATCGAGCATCTGGTAATTTGCGAATTCCGCCCCGTCCGTCCATATCGTGACGTAACCGCCCGCTCCGTCCGGCGTCCGGCTTTTTTCGAGCAGCACGCACGGGCGGGCAAAATCATCAAGTAAACTCATATCAGATCTTCCTCCACTGGTTCATGCGCGATTTGAACGTCGTCTGCCATGTCACAGCCCCATTCGCGGAGGCACTTCCGCTCGATCCCTTCGAGTAGCTATAGCCTCCGAAGCTTTCCGAGGTAAACGGGCTTGCTGCCGCGTCCCCGTTTTTCTCCTGCCATGCTCTGATCTCAGCTTCGAGGGCGAGGACAGCGGACGGGACGGCCATCGGCCAGACAGAGCCATCAAAGGTCTCGTCGGCCATCCCGTAATCCGGGTATTGGTGCACACCGTCATTAAAAACGGAACCTACAATCCGGAAGAATTGCCCTTCTTGCAGGAACGGCAGCGCAATGCTGCCGTTTTCTACTGTGTACGTTCCGCTGATCCGATCCGTTTCAAACCAGTTCCGCAGAACCCCGCACAATTCGGTTAGCATTGCGCTGCCGCCTCCTTACTTTGCCGTTACCGTTGCGTTGCCAGCCTTCTGCGCTTTGTAAGTCGCGTCAGCCTCAACGACTGTGATCTTCTTGCCCGTCGCTGCCGTGACATCGGACTTGCCGTCCCACGTCGGCCACGTTCTGACGTTCTGGCCGTAGGTGACAGTCTCAGCCGAATCGCCTACCTTGTACTTGTAGACGTTGCCGCTTGCTTCCTTCGCGGGCGTTACCGTGATCTTCGTGTCACCTGTCGCCGTGCCCGCCGCAGAGGTAACCGTCAGCGTGCCGAGCGTCGGGGTCTCGTCAATGTCAGCAACGGCAATGCCGTCCTGATACTCCGCGAACAGGGTCATGCCCATGATCGCAAAGGACTCGGAGACCGCAGTGGAGTAGTTGCCCTGCACATGGAAACCGACAAGGTTGGTTTCTCCGTCGGTTCTGTAGTCGAGACCGGCACGGGCGAAATCGCTGTCAGCTGGGTCAATGTAGTACAGGACAATGTTCTCGACCGGAGTCGCAATAACACGACCGCGTTTGATCTCATCGTCAGACAGCAGGAACACGGTGCTATAGCCCATGAAGTTCTTGATGTACTGGAAGCCGAATTCAGTCTGGATGGTGATATCGGCGCCGCCGAGGTAATCGTACAGATCCATCACGTTCACGAAGCCAACAACGTTGGTCGCGGTGCGGTGCATCTGCTTGAACTTGTTGATAACAGCGCCCTTCGCCATTGCAAGCGCGCGCTGCCAGTTGGTTTCGCTGACGGTCAGCAGGCCGGTATTCAGATAATCGTAGAACCGATTGGTGACATTGGTCTGCAGCTCATACAGGAACGCCTCGTCGGTCAGGGCGACGGCAACGTCATAGCCGTATTCCTTGATCGCCTCGATGGAAACAGCCTTTGCGTACTTCTCGACGTTGATGTTGGCGTAGTCCTTTTCAATGACAGTCGCTTTGGAGTAGGGAATCTCTTCACCCTCGCCGACGCTCTGCGCGAGCGTCACGCTTGCGGTCTTGGATTTCAGGACGGTGCCCGGCTGCTTTTTGATGGGGCGCATAATGCCGAGAATGTCGCGCAGGTGCTGCCAGTTCCGCGCAAAGCGGGTTACAAAATCGATTTCACGAGCGGTTACCTGAACGTCGCTCGTCATCGTCAGATTGGTCTTTGCTCCCATGTTTATTCTTCCTTTCCGAACAAATTAAGGTTGGCGGCGATTGCTGCCTGCCGTTCAGACGCGTCCCTGATTTTGAAGATGTCGTCCCGGCTCATAGCGCCGCCGTTGTTTGCGGGCGGATCTTTGGTGTCCGCGCCCTTCTGCTTGGTGGTAACAACGAAGTCCGCCCACTCTTCCTTGATGGATTTGCGCAGCTCGTCGGCGTTCTTGATCTTGCCGTCTTCCAGTTCAACGCTGGTCAGATCGGTGACCTTCAAAACCGAATCAATTCGTTTTTCGCTGATACCCGCAGACTTCAAAAGTTCCCGATACGCGGATTCTTTCGCGCTCTTGGTTTCCTTCTGCATCTGCTCTCTTTTGTAGTCGTCAAATTCCTTTTTGACCTTGTCGTGCTTATCCTTCCAGCCATCGTCGCCTTTGGCTTTCAGGTTTTCAAGCTCCGCCTGCACTCCGGGGAGCTTTTCGGCGTCTGCCTTATACCGTGCAAGGTCGCTTTTTAGCCCGTCTACGGTATCGGTGTGCGCCTCAATGATCGTATCCATCTGCTCTTCTGTCAGCCCCATGCCCTTCAGGAGCTTGCGCGTCAGTGCCATGTTCTATCTTCCTTTCCCTTGTCGGCGGTGCTTTGCCGCGACAGAACAAAAAATGTGGCAACAGTCATTTCTTTGCTGTTACCACACTTATACCGTATATTTATGGCTCTGGGACGCAATCTTTATCCGTTTTTCATCTCATCTTCGACAATTTGCCGGTACTGCGCCGCATAGTTCGCCGCCGCTGGCTTCAAATACGGCTGTGCTTTATTTCCCGCCGTCCAGTGCCAGTTGCCCTTTGCGTCCTGATACGCCCACGGCGTAGGTCTCCCGCCCGGATAATGCTTGCCCGTCCCGAGCTCCACATAGGCAGCATATTCAGAATCACTTCCGACATATACCGCCGGTTCTTCCTGGTCTACGCGGTGCGTGATGCTGTTGCGTAGGTTTCCGGTATCAACCGGGCATAGCCGCTTCGCGTACTTTTCCGCCGTCATGCCGATCTTTTCAAGCGCACGAAGCAGCACGTTTTTCATATTGTCCTTGATTTCCTCTGAGTTGTCGATAAATTTAACGTCCATTTTTCTTTTTCCACCCTGCCCATTCGGCATAGCTCATGTTCTCGATCAGCTCATTCCGTCCGGTCGCCTGGTTCCTGGCGCGGCGCTTTCCTCCGGAGGTGTCGATTCCTTCGACCTCGGATACCAGCGTGCAGCGGCAGTTATAGATTTCGGACGGTGGGCCGTTCGGGTCACCTGGGTAGCGGCAGCCGTTGGAGAACTTTTTGTCGTTGTCCACGATCTCGCCGTCGAGCATGGCGTGGGAGTGGCGGGTTCTTCCGTCGAGCGTCGCCATCCATTGTTTCCTGCACTTGATTCCCATTTTCTCAGCGGCATAATAGGAATCCAGCCGTCCGGCGTTCTGCGCGCCCGTGACGGCTGTACGCGCCGTCCGGATTGCGCTATCGCGGTTCATGGTGGTGATACGGCTTTGCAGATCATCCGCCATGCCTTTGATGCTCCGGCCCTGCAAGATGGAGCTGGTGACACTGGCCGTGATCTGCTTTTTCCCGTATGCAAGATCAATCCCACGTTTGAGTGCTCGCTTCTCCGGGTAGGATGGCATAAGGCCCGGCTGCTCGGCAATCAGGCGCTTCACAACCCGCTCATCCCAGAGATCGAATCCAACGTCCCCCGCCACCTGCTCGATCATATAGGCTGCTAGGTTCCTGTTCAGGCTGTAAATCCCCGGCGTTGCGTCGTTGATATAGGCGATTGCGGTTGCGTTTGCATTCGTCATTCGCTCTGCGACTTTATCCCTTAGCGCTTCAAACCGCTTCCCGCGTCCAATCTGAGCAGCACGCCACAGCTTGTATTGATCCTCCGAGATCTCCCCAGCGTCCAGCCGCGCCTTTTCCACCGCGTCACGCGCTGCAAATTTACCGAAGTAATCCCTGATCGTATCCGTCAGATCGTTATACGCTTCCCTATATATCGCAGCAATCCGCTTTTCAAGCTTTGTGAGCTCTGCGTCGGTCATTTTCTGCCCGGCGGTGTTGCTTGTGCTCATACACTTCTATCCGCCTCGCCGAGCACGGCGCAGACGAGGGTGACGATGATGGTCTTGGTGTCCATGGTGTTCTCCCTTCCGCGCTATCAGATCGGCACGAAGGCCGCGTCCGTCCACTTTGCCGTCGCGCCTGCCTCGCCCATCCAGATCTTTGTTTCGCCGCCATGCGTGTAGTAGGCGTTCTGGATGAGCGCCATGCCGGCCTCCCACACGATGGGATGGTCCACCGTGCCGAACTTCACCGCCTGTTCGACGTACTCCTGCCGCACCAAAATCTTGTTGACGTAGATATTCCGCCAGTCATAGCCCAGCTTGTCCGACTGCGTGACGGCCTCCGTGATGCCGCCCGCAGCCTGTACCAGCTTGCCGTCCTTGATGGCGGTTTTGAGTTTTTCCAATTTATCCTGCGCCATAGACTGCCTCCAGTTCTGCAAGCGCGGCTTCCGCCTCGGTCAGCGGGACGGCTGCGCCATGCTGCTCGTAGCTTCCGACCGGCTCCGTTCCTTTCATTGTGTGTCCCTCCGTCCGGTACACTGTATCGGTCAGTGTTCTGTATTCGTTTCCTTCCTCATCCGTCCGCGTGACGGCCTTTTGTGCGCAGAATCCCTCTGCTTCGTTCTCCCCGCACGGGACATAGCATCCGTTTAGATGCAGCTTGATTGGGATAACTCTGTCTGCGTATCCGGCAAACGCCCCTTCGCTTGTGACGATATACATGCTTCCCCTCCGATCTTTTCCGCGTATATTTGTTTCAGCCGACTTGTACTTGCAGTACGCAGTCGATTTTTCCAGTAGCCGTTTTCCTGCCCCGGCCATTTGTCATCCGTAAAGTCTTCACCGCATCCGTTTTTTTCATACCAGCGGTAGAGGCGTTCAAGCATTTCCTGCCGCATCGCGCCCTCAGGTGTATTCTGCCTGAAATGCTCCCATCCGTTTTCACTGGAAACAGCGCATATCCGCCTGCCGTCCGCTGCAAACAGGAATCCTTCGATCTCCGATACCGCAGTTCCGTACCGGAGATTAAATTCTCCATCGATGCCATGCCCACGGAACCGCTTATACACGATATACTCCATGCGCTTTTCCCTCATACGCAAAAGCCGGGCGCGAAGCCGAGGGAATAGTACGCGATGTTGATGTCGACTGTCCCGCCGGTGGTCACATCCACGAAAACGTTGGAGGAGATCGTAGACGGAGAACGGAGCCACCAAATAGCGGCTGCCGCCGTTCCGTTGTGCTTGTACTTGATTTTGCTGTTCCCGGCGGAATAATAGGCGTACTGCGCTTGCTTGCTCGCCTCGTTCGGGTTTGCCCTCGAAATACTCCCGAAAACCTCAAGCTCGGAGAGGAGGAAAAAGTAATCCGTCGTCGCTGTTACGTTGTTCGCCGATGGATTTCCGCCGCCGGTGTTGTCCGTGTACTTCGTCACGGATTTCAGCACGGCTCTGAGCGCTGCCGGGATGGCCGCAATGATCGTACTAGAGTAGCTTGATAGGCTTGTACCGCAAGTTCCTGTTCGCATATTTGACGATGCCCAACCGCCCAAGTTTGAGTTTCCGGTATTCATGACGAATCCGACACCGATATTGTTGTAACTGCTGTAATAGCTGTCGCATAGCGCAACGTCCGTACCTCCGGATAGGGCGGTTTTTGCGAGTTGGAAATGGATGCGGTTTGCGCCCTCAACGCTCGCATTATGGTTGAATCCGATAATGAAAGCATACGTTGTGTAATTAGAGAGCGTCAGGGCCCCTACCGTTCCATCTAGTGTTACAGCTTTTCTGTCCCCGATGCTCCAATAGTTCGCGCCTTGTCCCGCGTCGGATATATTTTTTATTGTTTCCCAAGTATTGTTATTCAGTAACGGGTCTACAAAATTAAGCGACACCGCATAGCTGTCCGTGATAGATACGGATTTTGTGTCAGATGTTTTCCCGTCCAGCGTCGCGGATACGCTCCATGTGCCGATCTCCGGAACGATAAGCGTGCAAACGCCGGTGCTGTCAGATGTTCCGGTAATTGTTTTGGAGCCGTTTGTCGCCGTGACGGTCGCACCAGCTTTCACAGTTACAATGATTTGCAGTTCTGTGCCAGTCTGAATGGCCTGAATGGCTGTCACAAATCCGTCCGGGTAGACCAGCGGGTCAGATGTGTTGCCTTTCTCCCGGATAGCTGACGCAACCTTTGTTAGGTCGGTTGTGTTTGTCAAATATTCAGCCATCAGAAGCTCCCTCCATTCGCGTTTGCGATCTCTACCGCCGCCCACGCACCGGAAACAACCCGCAGAAATTTTCCATTATCAGCGGCGGTGACAGACGGCACTTCGCGAACCTTGACAGCTCCGGTTTTCCCGTTCACGCTCGTCACGGGCGCTTCCTTTAGATAATCCGTGCCCGCCGCGGCCACCGCCCACGCCGTCGGCTTCCCTCTGGCGTCCACCGTCTTGACCTTGATCATGTCCCCGACGGCCGCACCGGAGGCGAGGATCACATCTTGCTTTCCGTTCCACGCGTCTTTGTTGCTGCGCACGTCGGCGATAGCCTCGTCTATCTGCGCGCCGGTAAACTGGCTGTTGTAAGCCATACGATCACTCCTTCATACACAGAAAATCCTCGCCGTCCGCGGTCTTCAGCGCCTGCGACTCTCCCAGCGGGATAAAGCCGTAGTTGTCGTTCCAGCTGCCGTCCACGCCCTGCGCGAACAACGAAATGCGGTATTCCCCATCACCGGAAAGCAGGAAATCGTCGTATACCTCAAAGGTGCGCTGCGTCCCCGCGGGGGTCTGGGAGAAGGACGCGATCAAAGCGCCCTTCCCGCGGCCCCAATCCTCGCCGGACTTCGTCGCGCGGCACTCAAAAGCCGTATAGGCGATGTCCGACGAGAATGTGACGGTGATCGAGTCGAATCCCGAGACTGCCGATATCTTGTTTCCGGTAATGGAGAAGGTCAACTCCGGCGCGGCCATTAGGCTGCGCTCCACGTCCCGGCGGCGTTCTTGACGAAGACCTTCACGATCTTCACGCCGTCGCCGGAAGACGCCGATTCGAGGTCTACGCCCTTGACGGTGACGTTGATAGCGGTGTTCTTCTTGTAGCCGCCTGCCGTGCCGCTGACGTTCGTGGAGCCGCCCGTCGCCGGGATCTGCGTGCCCGCCGTGTGCAGGCTGCTCGTCGCCGGGACGACGCGGACGGTGTATTCCTCAAAGTCCACATCGCAGACGAAGGAGAACGCCGCTGCGTCGTAGCCCGTGACCTTGGAAATGCGGCTCTTGTCGGGGCCGGTGATGGTCACGGCGGGAATCGTGGAATTGAGCGTGATGGTGTCGCTGACCGCCGCAGATTCATTGCCTACGTCGTCGCGGACCTTGCAATAGATCGTCTTGAGGCCGTCGCCGTCGGGAAGCGTAATGGCCTTTTCTGCCGCGAACGTCTCCCACGACGCAGCCTCTTCCGTCTCCGCCGTCTTCGTGCCCCAGATCTTCATCTGATAGCCCGTCGTTACTTCATCGGAGACGGAGATCTTCGCGGTGACGTTGGCGCTGGTCGCGTACTGTGCGCCGTCATTCAGGATGATCGATAGACCGGCAGGTGCCAGCGTATCGAGTGTTAAATTAAAAAAGCTTGCCATTCGGATTTAACCCCTTTCTTCACTTTTGAGTTCAATGTACAAAAAGCCGCCCGGCCTTTCATAAATGGTTTTCTCGCCCAGATGGGCGGACTTAATGCCCATGGAGCCGATGAACAGCGCCAGAATGCGTTTGATTCCAAGTGCCAGCATGTCAGCCCTCCACCAGATACAGCGTCCGCGCGTCCTTTTCGTCCAGCGCGTCATAGTCCGATTTTGTCAGCACGCGGATCTCATCGATCTGCGCCGATGCAATGCCTCCGCCGCCGGAGCCGCCGCCAGCACGCACGGAAACGTTAAAGGAAACGTCGATCGGGTCGCGGTTCTTGAGTTCAAATTCAATGCCGCCCATCACAACACCGCCTTTGAAAGCGCGTGCGCAACGTCGATCTGCTTGATCTCCGAGCCAATCACGTCACCGCTCTTGAATTTCACGCGCACCTGCATCTGGCAGAGCTTCGGGAGCCGAAAGGTCTCCTGCTGGGTGAGGGGAATGTGAAACTTTCCATCCGAGTATTCCGCTTCCCCCGGATAAATTTTTTTGAAATTGAATAAAGTGAACTCAACCGCCTTGACATCCGCGATATTGATGGGGGAACCGTTGTTTTTGATTGTAACATCGAGGCTGTATGCATCACCCTGTACCATGCTGCTCATACGTCTATTCCTCCATATCTTTTGTGGAATATCGCTCTAATTCTTCCGCGCTTTTCCTCTTCAAAATGTTTGCGATTTCCTCCTGCGTAAGCCACGGCAGCTTGCTCAGAATCGTTTCGTCGTCAAGGTAGCTCGCGGCAAGCAGCACCATCTGCGTCTGTTCTAACTGATTTGTTATTTTGGATCGCATAAAGGATGGCTCGTCATCAATACCAACGATCTTAAACAACGCCTGCAGGAACTCGATCACGCAGTATTCAAATTGATCCACCTTGTTATCCATCGGCTGATACGCCGCCATGATCTCCGTCGCCGTCTTCTGCCCCGCCTGCACTTTTGCCACATCAAGCATTTGCGCGTCACGGTAAAGATCGTCGCTGATTCTGGAAAGAAGCGCTTCCCGAGCTTCAACTGGGATTGTGAGCGTATGAGCCTCTGCCTTCGCGCCGTCGTCGTCCACGAGCCCAACGCCGATCCGCCGCATGGACTCTTTGAACCGTGCCATATCGATCTCGTCCATGCCACCGGCGTTTGAGATCGTCCAATAAATGATCGACGCCTCATCAACTGTATTCGCAAAGCCTGACTTAATGAGATCGTAGCAGTCTATCGCCTCGCGTTGGCCGACAAGCTCTGACTGCCTTGCGCGGTTGCCGTAGAGCGGAATAATCGGGAAGCCGGGATAGTTTTGATATGCAAGGATCTCCGTACCGTCCGCTTCGGAACTTGCCTCGACAGATACATATCCGCGCTTTGCCTCTAGGATCTCCATGTTTTTTCCGCTTCTGCGGATGAACTGTGTAAAGCCGTCCGGCTCGTAGAGTGTTGCGCGAAGCGGCTTCGTATCGGATACCTGCCAGAATCTAATCCCGGAGCGCAACGCACCGTTTTCCTCATCGAGAATCGGAACGAACTCTGTTACATCGAAAACCTCAAGATGATCGAGATTCCAGAAGCCATACGATACTCCTCCAACAAGCGCCGCATGCGCTGCGTCCTGCAGCCGAACGTCGAACGATGCGCCGAGTTTTTCTTTGTTCGCGGCTTCTTTCAGCGTCACGCCGTTTCCGAGCAGATACTGCGTTTCCTGCGTGATGAAATTTGCAAAGAAATTGCTCCGAAGCTTATAGTTCGGACTGTAGTTGTCCGGAATGACTTTCCCGTTGAGTGTATAAAGCAGCTTTTGAAAATTTGCAATCGTCACATTCCTGTGCGCGTCGTATTCCTTCGCAATAACCGCCTGTTTGTATAAATCCGAGTCTTTGTGATTATTTATCGCGGACAGAACAAATTCCATCCGTTCCCGGTCAGACTTTTCCGCGACCTCTAAAAAATCTTGATATGTTTTCATCTTTTACCTCACCGCGCCAGCTCCGGCACAAATCTGTGTTCTTTGAAGTGCTTTTTCAAGACCGTCATCACCATGTACCTGATTTCGTCCATAGCGTGGTCGTTTTCCTTCACGACGCGGTCAGATTCTGCTTTTTCGTCCCACCTGTAAAGCCCAAATTCGCGGATGGTGTCTTTACAGCCCGCATGAATCTTGATTCTTCCATCTCGCAGGAAATCGGACGTTGTGCGGATCCCGTTCAAAACGTCGTTGTCAGCGTGCCGGACTTTAAATCCGCTCCTTCTGCGCAGCGCTTCAATGAACGACGCGGCAGACGGATCCACGACAACGGCCCTGATTGGCTTATCTCCTGCAAGCCGTTCTACCATGTCGCAGTATTCCTCATCTGTTTTCTGCTTTTTTTCCTCGCGGCCGCTGTAATAGATCTCCGCGATTCTGACTGCACATTTCTTCCCAACGCACCATAACCCGGCAGAAAACGGGTTCAGCGTGCCATAGTCTATAGATATATAATAATCTCCGGTGTCCGGGATCTCCTGCGTGATGCAGCCATCTCCAAACATCGGATATACCAGTCCTTCGGCACGTACCCAGAGGCCGAGAATGTAGCGGTCGTAATAAACCGTCCCTTCGTATTCTTTTTTCAGATTTTCTTTAAAAGATTCCGGCAGGAACGGATTGTCGTCTATCGTGTATGTCTGGCTGAAAATGTCCGCGTTGCTATCAAGGAATTTTTTCAGCCAGTGGTCAGGATATTGCGGATTGAACGTCCCATCAAAACAGGAGTATTCCTTATCAAGACGGCTTTTTAGCAGCGCGAAGACTTCTTCCGACCAGTCCGCGACCTCGTCGCCGTAGCAATATTTAATCGACGCGCCGCGGATCTTTGAAACCTGAGAAACCTTTTCCGCACCGAGGCAATAGCACTTTTCCCCGAAAATCCACGCTGTGTTGTCGCTGGAGATTGTTCCGACAAGCATATCGCCATACAGGTTCCGCATCGGCTCCAGCACATTTCGCTCAATCGTGGATTTTGTTACGCCGAGAATGACGGCCAGACCATCTTTTCCGATTCGCTCACGAATCCGGATCGGTATGATCCATCGAAAATCGAGGTAAGTCTTCCCACTTCTGGTGGCTCCGCCCTTGAAGTTCCATCGATGCGTCCCGTATTTTACAAATTCACGTTGTTTCGGACTTAACAGCATCTTGGAACTCCTTCAGCATCGAATCAAGCTTCTCCATTGTCGTCCTGTTGCGGTCGGAAGCAGCTGCGTAGCGTTTCATAAGGCTGTCACCGGCTTTCAGCCGGTCGGATAGAGATGCGTCCATGCCGAACTGGTCTTTGACCTCCCCGCGCATGACCGCAGTGTAAAATTTCAGAATTTCGTTTGAATCCGCGACCTGCGCAGCCTCTTGTTCGTCCAGCCTGCGCTTTATATATGCAGAAATAGCTGGTTTTGATAGGTTTTCTGCCGCAATCACTCTGCATGATGTTTCTTTGTACCCGGCCTTTTTCGCTGCTTCTGTCGCGTTCCCGGATTTCAGATATTCTTCGCAGAATCGTCTCTGCTTCGGCGTAAGCTTTTCATCCGCCATCGCTGTAAAGTCCGGCCAGCAGCTTCACCACATCCGCAATCTGGTACGTTTCCAGCAGAATGACGTTCTTCGGCTTTTCATCAGGTCGGTATTCGTAAACCATGTATTTCGTCACCATCCTGTCATTTTTCGCGGAATAGGTCTGCATTTGATTGATTTTTATTTTGGTTCCGTTGTACAAGAGCGCTGTTTGCAGCTTGTGTGCAAGGGCGCGCAAACTTGCCATAGCCGCTCCTTTCTGCCTCATTCTTTCGTTCTCGTGTCTCCGTGTGTGAATAAATATATTTATTCACACACGGAGGCG